TAGATAATCAAATAAGCCCGGCTTTCTAGTTGCGGTAGTCGTCATTGGAGTCGGCGTTGCGCCAAGGGCTTGAGAAACATAACCAATAGATTGAGCAGGAGCGCCAGCGTAAGTACCAAATTTCTGTTGTGCCGCGTCGTACAATGCCTGTTGCAATGCTTGTTGTTGTGCGCCCTGAGCCGCAAGATTTTGTTGTACTTGCTGACCCATGCCAAAACCAAGATTAGAAATATTGGCAAGTTGCGCCCCAGCGCCAAGTTGTTGTTGTGCGCCTTGCAATTCTGACTGAACATTAAACTGATCTGCGCCAAGTTTGTTTTGAATATCCGCCAAGGCCATTTGTTGCGCGTTCCGGAATCCTTGAGATCTTAATCCAGCAGATGACTGCGCTAACTGATCGGCAATGTTTCTGCCGTATTCTGCCTCTGTAACAGCCTGCCTAGATCCACCGTAAGCTCCAGCTGCCTGCGCTTGAGCGCCGAGCATATCAAGGCCCATTGTCGCGCCTCGAAGTATGTCGGCCTCGTTAGCCCTGACAACTTGCTCGGTAAACGGATCTTGATACTGACCAATATCAGTTGTCGCCAACTGACCAGCTTGAACTTGTTGTGGCGTATATCCCATTCCAGCCGCCGCACCCATTCCGGCTCCATATATGCCCTGTGCTGCCGCTTGGTTTACGTTAGGCATTCCGCCTTGTGGTGATCCAGCCATAACTTATCCTCTATACAAATAAATTGTTATATGCCGCAACCTGCGCAGGATTGCGCCGTTGCATTTCTTCTAACGCCTGATCATACAGCGGCGCCGCAGAATATCCTTGCGATCCATCTGCAAACGTTTGAGTTGTCGGCATTCCTTGGTTTGCAGTTAACGTATTAGGTTGCAACAAACCAAACGCCTCCGCTGCTCCAATGTTTGATTGCATTGCCGCTAACTGCGTTGGATTAAAAGCTGCGACATCTGGCCCTCTGTAAATTAGTGGGCCTATTTTTTGCGCTGCCTCAGCTCTAGCTAAATTTCTAGTCGCTGGGGCTTGAACCCACTCCGGAATTGATTGCGCCTGTGTTTTACTTCCACCTTTTCCACCACCGCTACTCATTATATTTCCCTCTTAAGCGTTGTAAATTGATATTCCCAACCTTCGCTTGCCAATGCTTTCTCCCATCCCGGACGCCCTGTCAATGTCATTGCAGAGCATCCTTGAGCCTTAGCCCACTCAGTTGCTGGCTTGTGGAATGCTTTAATTTCGTTAAGACTACCACCAGCCAAAAAAACGTGAAATACTTTTTTTCTTGGATAATTTATTATTTCAGTAACCATGCAAGAATTATCCGTAGGCCAAAACTGAAAGTTGCCAAGCAAAATACCAAGCATGACATCGTCAAAATTGTGAGTATCCCCACTATAAGCAAGGGCATTCTCAATATATTCTCGACAGCGAATAATTTCATCAACCATGCCTTTTTGTGCTTGATTTTGTTTCATGGCACATACAGTTCCGCGACAGATAGCGTTACAGATGGCGATGCCGGGCAAAATGCGGTTGCCGCAGTCGTTGATAAAGAGCCATTTGTGCTATCTACAGCAAACATTGATTGCAAATAATCGTTGGCATTTACATCAAAAACGCCAGATCTGCTTATTATTTTCTTTTGCCCATTGTTATGCAGCGTAGTAACCATCGTTGAGTTGGCTACATTTGTTCCATTGATTCTAGGCCAAAAATAAAACGTAACCGTACTGGCTGAACTTGAAGTAATCTCAGCGCTAAAATTCAATCGATATATGCCAGACTTAGCAAACACAATCTTGCTTGCATCGGTTCCGTCAATAGACACATTATGCGACGATGCGCTTGTATTGTAAGTTATTGCTGTGGCTGTATCGGCTCCAGACGCAGTCTGATTAGTAAAATCTACAAAATAACCGTATGAGTTCTCGCCGTATGGAATAGGCTGAAAGGCGCCATCTGTCGATAAAACCATATGATTTATTGATGCGTCCCAAAGCATAATGCCATCTTCAGACGCAGAATCGCCAGTTAATTTAAAGTCTAGCTTATTCCTTGTTCTAGAAATATAGTTATTAAGACGCTCGGCCCATTCTCGCCAGCTGCCGCCTAATGGTGGAGGGCCGCTCAACGTTTGCCTCCAGCCTTGGCCTCGATTCGCATCGTGCCAACTCGCCAATCATTATTGACCGTAGTCTCAACTCTCATTCTTACCTGTCTGCCACTAAATCTAACGTTTGTTGGATTAGCCATTGTAAATGATCCAAACTCGCTTTCTGTGCCGTTAGGATAAAACCTAGTCTTAAACTTGGCGTTTACGTCGCCCTGAGTTAACTCATCTGGAATTAAATCAGTAACGTGCATAATGTTATCACCATTACCAAGACTTATTGGGCCAGATTCAACAAACTGCGTTGCGCCGTCGTGATTAAATCCATATTCTTGAAAATACAATTCTCCATTTGAACCAGCCCATATTGGATAACGCAAAATGCCAGTATCAATAGCAGCCGTTCGAGACAGCTCGCCAATCATCCATATATTGTCTTTGTAATCGTATGAAACATAACGATTGTTCTCTGTAGAATCTTCACTAGCATAGAACCACCAGATTTCTGAAAAACGGCTGTTATGCGTGGCGTATACTTTACTGATTTGGTTTGTGTTTATATCTCGGAATATATGATCGCTAACTTCGCAATTAAGCTCTTTTACAATTGATCCATCAAAGAAAAAGAATCCTTTTTGCCCCATCCAAAATGCGGCTTGATCAACCGCAACCAATGACTTTGGTGAATCAGTGCCGCAGGCAGAGCCAACGCGCTCAAATCCGTATACATACGGAGGCCCTTGATAGGTAGCTAAGTGAGCGTCAACGTCAGTGACAATTAACGTCCTGCCTCTAATTCTAATTGCAGATCGAATCGTTCCAGATGATTGCAGTTCAATGTCGCCAGCTTCATTTGTTGCCGCTGGCGTCCATGACGTTAAGTTTTCTTTATCGCACCATTGTATCTTTCGCGGATTTCCTCCAGCTCCAAGGGCAAACAAGAATCTCTCCTCGGTGACAATTAATGCTTCATTATCTGTTGGTGCGTTGGATATGGGTGCGGCAATACCGCCACCGTTAACATCCCATAGATGAAGTTTCCCATCTGACGTTGAACACGCAACTAAATCCTCGCCAAAGTTATCAATTGACCAAGTCGTCGCTGGCAACCAGTTTGATGATGGAGATCGAGGCGTGTTGTAGTATCCGGCGTTATACAAGCCACCGCCGTATCCAGTATTCTGAATTGCGCTCTCTCGACCAACAGTGAAAGATGTTGGCGTAATATCGGTAACGGTTCCAGCAGAGCTGATTACGTACAGTTTCTCGTAAGTTCCAGCCGCTAGATTGTTGTTGCCGAATATATCTCTCCATCCGTGCATTCCTCTTGGCGCGGCGGCAATCCCAGACGTTACGAAGTCTGCCCATCCACCAACTGGGCGCATACTGCCCTCAGACCAACGCACTAAACTTGCGTCACGCCATCTGTTTGATTGCTCAAACTCTGTGCCGTTCTTATAAACGCCCGGCGGTAGCTTTAATGGAATTAATGCCATCTATTTTCCCTTATGCAGTTCGTTTCCACATAAAAACTGTTATGTACGGTTGTAAGTTCTTACCTGTTGCTGATTCACCTGCGTTATCTACTGTTGTATCTACAGAAATTCCTGTAGTAGCTGAATTAGTATTTTTGTTTCCTGAATTAAAAGCAAGAGGTAAGGCACTACCAGAAGCAACTGTATAACCAAGAGGAAAGCCAGTTATTACATGGCTATGTCCGGGATCATCAACAGCAGACGTAGCTGTGTGGTTGTGCGTAGGAACAATAGCATCTTTAGTACCACCAGTTTCTTCTGCGGCGTCAAAGTCTGTATCGCTTGCGTCGTAACCAACTAAAGCTCTTCCAGCTCCAAATCTAACCCATGTTGTTCCGCCCATTGCAGCAACTACTGCTGCCGAGTCAGCATAATTAGTTACCGTTGTAAAAATTGATCCAACTGGATTAAGCGCATCTTTTATTTGAGCTAACGTAGATAGCGCATTGAATTGAGTTTGTATATTTGACGTAACGCCATCACAATGATTTAACTCTTCTGCTGTCGCGGTGATCGATGTGCCGCCAATTTGTAGCGTTGTGGCGTTTGCAGTTGTAAACGTTCCAGCCGCTGGCGTTGTGCCGCCAATAACTGCGTTATCAACCGTGCCTGAATTAACGTCTATGCCAGTGACTGCGATTGTTCCATCGAGTAAGTCGTCGATCTTGTCTAGATTAAGATTTAACTTTTGCCCCCATGAATCTTCAGAGGCGCCTTCCTCCGGCTTGGTCAGGCTGTACGTCGTGGTTGTGGTATCTGCCATTTATATCTCCTGTTAATTAATCTGCTGGCTCAGGCGTGTTGCCCTCAGCCAACCACTCTAAGTATTCTTGATAGTCTGTGTTGGCTTCGTCAAATGGTATGTAAGCGTTGTCTAATAAACGGATAACATAACTT